AGATAGCTATGAATCTAGATGGATATATATTAAACTCTGCTGGTAATATGGCATTCCAACAACCCGGTGGTATTACTAACCTATATACTGATCAGTCAAGAAGGAGCAATGTTAATCAATATAGGCAACAGCTGAATTCAATTGCTCCAAAAGATGGAAGTCTAACATATGACACTATTGCACCAGCTGTTTAATAATTGAGTGTGCTCCTTTTCTGAGAGTATCACTTTATATATACGTTCTGAATTCCTAAGAAAAAGGGATTCGGATTTACTGTCACGAACCCCCTTTAAAGCTTAGAATTGACTACGTTAGAGTATACTAAACCCGTGTACTCTGATTCCTTTGCTAGTTTAGCAAAATAACTTAAAGTATCATCCTCTTCCGAAGAAGATTCAGGTTGTACTTCAGGTTCTGAATTCATAGTTACGTTAGATGTGGCCGAAGCAGGAGCAGTTGCTGCAGCTGCAAAACCAGCATCAACCCCAAGAACTCTATTCAATTTAGCTTTAAGCTCATCGTATGATTTGTAGTTCTCAGGAGAAGTAAACTCTGACAAAGCATATAGTTTTCCATATACTTCTTCAAGAGCAGAATCATCGCCATCAGCTAAAGCGCTGGGTGGTGAGAATTCTGATGCGTCATAGTTGGTCCAACCATCTATTTTTCTGATTTTTAATTAAAAATCAGCACCTTCCCAGAAATCAAACGGATTAACCGCTACTTCATCTGAGAATGATGGTTGCATTGCATCCATGACTTTGTCAAAGATTCTTTTTCCAAACCTATAAAGGAATATTTTTCCTTCAGCGGCTGGATTAGAAGAGTCAGATATCACTAGGATATTTGACACATAATGTAATCTACGTTTACGTTCTCGAGCTGTTGCTTTATCTTCTTCACGACCAGAATTCCACAGAAGCGTATTAGCCTCTGAAAGTGGATCTGGTTGACCGATTGAAGTTAAAGAATTCTCGATATACCAAAGACCAGTTGGGCCTTTAAAGCCATGATCCCAGTATCGAACCCAGGGTAGATCCTCACCCTCTCTAGCAGGAAGGAATCGCACAACTGCGTATCCATTACCGGCTTTATCTTGGGTGGGTTTCCAGAAACGTTCATCAATATATGATTTGGTCTCTGATTTTGTTGAGACAGCTTCTGCTGCCTTCACGAGATTGTCGATAGACGAGCCTCGCGTGCTCTTTAAATTTGCAAATGACATTGTATTATTTCCTCGTATTGCATTGTATTTACTGAATTATCCACTTTTTCCATAATATAGAGTATATTATACCACATTATTGCGGCTTTGTAAACCCCTTTTTGATAATATTTAAACATTTATCTTTTTTAAAGTTTACGTATGGACTATACTTTCTGATCTTTCTGGAAGTATCAGGCCAAAACAAAGTTTCGGTTATCTTACTCCCTTCCTTTTCCATAAAGTTAGTCAGACGATCAAGGATGACCACTGTCTCCAGTGTTATGTCTCCCTCCATCCATCTTCGAATAATCTCCGGCGGTGTGTTTATATTGTTCACCTCCTCCATTAGTTCATCAAAATCATTATCTACTAAAGTATTTATATCTTGTTCAAACACACGATGAATTGATTCGTGTATTCTTCTGTATTCTAGATATAATTTTCTTCCGGTAGGATCTATCATATCTCTGACGTACTTGACATCATTAATAAATTGAGATATGTAAAAACCTTTAAGATCTTTAGGATAGCTTTTGGCTAATTTGGCAAAAAAATATTTATCTCTTCGATTAAAGAATGAGCTATGATTAACTGTTGTTTTAAAATTATATTTAACGGCATCATATACATCATTTTCAAAATGAAGTTTTAATGCGTTATATAATTTATACGAATCAAACGGATCCATTCGGACCCCTTAATAATTCTAAAGGTAAATTGCTCCATCTTTCTAATTTCCCTCTTTTCGCAAGACAATTTTCAGTCACCGCATTTTTCGAAACGGTACCGTACTCTTCAAGCAGTAGGATCATACACAGTAGATCTCCTAGTTCTTTCGCAAGGCCTTTTTCACTCTCACTAGGAGGAGCCTTTCCAAATCTCATTATCTTGGTAGCTTGTTGTATAACTTCACCGCATTCTTCCATAAGAATGATTAACAATTCTTCTTCAGTTTTCATATTGGTAATTTATTCTTTTTTTTAATTTTGAGTAAATTAAATTTGCTTGCTTCGGCCGTAAGTTTTTCTTTTATAGGTGGACTTAATAATTTTTTAATGTTCATATAGTCCATTCCTCTTTCTTCTATTATATAAGTCATTGCGTCTAGATAACTAAATCCTTTTTGAGAAACTAAAGCCTCTACGGCCTTAGCGAATCTCTTTTTCGTCATTATTTTATGTTCTAATTCTTCAATCATTCTACTCGTAACAATATTGTATCTTTGTTTATTCTTCCGGTAGGTTTACCAATTTTGGTGGTTAAACTTTTCCACACATTATCGATTTGCCTTTCGGTCTTGGATAAAATCTGAGGTAGAATTTCTTCTGGTTTCCTCAGGGTTGTTGTTCGGCTAGTTTCCTCACCCCAATTATATAAGGTTGATCCTCTAACATCCAATCCATTCATAGACTGAGATTTAAATTCTGTAAGCTTTCTTGTTTTAACATTATATATCCATAAGATATTTGCCTTGGGTATTAGAGAGGGATTAATAGAATGAAGCTTAACATCTACATCGCCTACTAAATATTTTAAATTTCTAACTTGATCGGTAGAGCTATATACCTTTTTTGCTCTAATAGTTCTTTTAGCTTTTTGTGCTTCTCGGTATCGTTCTAAATCCTCAAAGATGCTATCCATAAGGTCGATCATTTTTCGCTTATCACCTTTTTTAATATGAGCATATGCTTCAATGCATTGATCGTCTGTTCTTTCATAAGCGGCTTTAACTGCTTCATATTCTACCATTATTATATCACGAAACATATTAATTGCAGAACCCTTTAATCCGTGAAATTGAAATAAACTATACACAGGGAATTTAACTTTCTTTTTATCAAATTCACCTTCCATCCATTTATCAACAACCATTCCATCCCAATCAGCAGCTATTGTATTTAATACTTTAATTCGTGTTCTTTCATAAGGGCTTATAATTGGTTTTTTATCCTTATTCTTTTCGTCTAAT